TTATAAATAAATATAGATTTACTACAGGAAAAATACGGAGAGTTCAAATGTCTCGTGGCAAACAATTACAAGAAATGGAATCTGCTTCTACACCTGGACAAGGTGGTGGTGCGGGAAGTGGTGCAAAACAATCCAGAACTGCTGTGAATTCAGGAGCATCTGCACCTGATCCAATTCCAAGTCTTTCAGGATCAACACCAGGACAAACTGGATCATGGGAAGACCTTGGTGGTCCTACTCCAGAAAATTATAAGTCAGATGATGATTCGGCAAAACTCAAAACACCTGGAGCAACTCTTAAGCAAGTTAGAGATGTTGTAAATAAAGGTGCTAAGCCTGCTGAACCTATGAAAGGTGGTGTTAAGGAAGAAGAAGAAATTGAGTATGATGAAGATGAAGAACTATTAGAAGCTTCCGAAGAAGAAGATGACGAGGACGAGGACGAAGATGAGAAGGGTAAGAAAAAGAACAAAAAAGAAGAAGATGAAGAGGATGATGAAGATGAAATGAAGGAAGAGTATGACATCGAAGAAGAGTATGACATCGAAGAAGATGTAAATGCTCTTCTTGCCGGTGAGGATCTCTCTGAAGAGTTCCAAGAAAAGGCAAGGACAATCTTTGAGGCTGCTCTTCGTTCCAAAGTTTCTGAAATTAAAGAAACTCTTGAAGAGCAGTATTCTAATGTTCTTGCAGAGGAGGTCGAAGAAATTAAGACTGAACTTGCAGAACGTGTAGATTCTTACCTTGAGTATGTTGCTGACGAGTGGATTTCTGAAAATGCACTCGCAGTCGAACAAGGTCTTAAGACTGAAATGACTGAATCATTCCTTCAAGGAATGAGAGGTCTTTTTGAAGAACATTATGTAACAATCCCTGAAGAAAAATATAATGTACTTGAGAGTATGGTAGAAAAACTTGATGATATGGAGACTAAACTCAACGAGCAAATCGAAAAAAATATTTCACTCAACAAGCGTCTCTCAGAGTCGGTTGCTGATGGAATCTTTGAACAAGTTTCTGAAGGTCTTGCAGACACTCAGAAGGACAAGCTCGCTTCACTTGCTGAAAGTGTTGGGTTTGAAAGTGAATCAGAATATCGTGAAAAACTGGAGACTTTGAAGGAATCATATTTTCCTTCAAGAACAATCTCCCTATCAGCAAGAACTGAAACATTGTCCGAAGGTCTAGATAGCACTCCAGAGTCTATTTCTGGTCCAATGTCTAGTTACCTTAAGACTCTTTCAGCATTCAGCAAATAATTGAATTTAATATAATTCAAACAAAAACAAACACTTAACAAAAGGTAAACGCAAATGTTCCAATCAGAACATCTGCAGGAAAAGTGGGCACCACTCCTCGACTATCAGGGTCTTGATTCAATCAGAGATTCTCACCGTAGAGCTGTCACCGCTGTCCTGTTAGAAAACCAAGAAAAATTTTTAAGAGAAGAGCAATCATTCCAAGTTGGAAACCTTTCCAACCTTATGGAATCACCTACCAACTCAGTTGGTAATGGTGGATACACAAATGCAGGTGGCACTGGACCTACTGCAGGTTTCGATCCCGTTCTGATCTCATTGATCAGACGTTCAATGCCTAATTTGATCGCCTATGATATTGCAGGCGTTCAACCAATGAGTGGTCCTACTGGACTCATCTTTGCAATGCGTTCACGTTATGTGAACCAAAGTGGTAATGAAGCATTCTTCAACGAAGCAGATTCTTCGTTCTCTGGTCAACCAGCAGGACTTAATGATGCTAATGGATTTACCAACGGTGCCGTTGGTATGGGTACTACCACACAAGGTGGCACTAATCCTTCAGTTCTAAACCCAGTTGGTACTGCTACTTCAACAGCATATAACGTAGGTCAAGGTCTGCGTACAGATTCTGCTGAAGGTCTTGATGGTACGGGCGAGGATGCATTCAACCAGATGGCATTCTCAATTGAGAAAGTCACCGTTACTGCAAAGTCACGTGCTCTGAAAGCTGAGTACTCACTTGAGCTTGCTCAGGACCTCAAGGCAATTCACGGTCTGAATGCTGAAGCAGAATTGGCAAATATTCTCTCCACAGAGATTCTTGCTGAAATCAACCGTGAAGTTATCAGAACCGTCTATAAGGTTGCTGAACAGGGTGCAGTACAAAACGTTGCTACACCTGGTATCTTCGACTTGGATATTGACTCCAATGGTCGTTGGTCAGTTGAGAAGTTCAAAGGACTTCTGTTCCAGATTGAGCGTGATGCTAATGCAATCGCACAAAGAACTCGTCGTGGAAAGGGCAACATCATCATGTGCTCTGCTGACGTTGCTTCAGCACTGACCATGGCTGGTGTTCTTGACTACACGCCTGCTCTCAACAGCAATCTGAACGTTGATGATACTGGCAATACTTTTGCTGGTACTTTAATGGGCAAATTCCGCGTTTATATCGACCCATATGCTGCTAACCTGACAACCGCTAACGGAACTCCTGGCAACCAGTATTATGTTGTTGGTTATAAGGGTTCTTCTCCTTATGATGCAGGACTCTTCTACTGCCCTTATGTTCCCCTCCAAATGGTTCGTGCCGTTGGTGAGAACAACTTCCAACCAAAAATTGGATTTAAGACTCGTTACGGAATGGTTGCAAACCCATTCGCTGAGGGTACTAATGCAGGTCTTGGCGGTCTTTCAATTAATGCAAACCGTTACTATCGTAGAGTTGCGGTCAAAAATCTCATGTAAGTCTTTCTCACAAGATTATACGAGACCTTCTTCGGGGGGTCTTTTTTTTATCTAAATAAAAATAAGGATATTATAATTAAAATGAAATCAACACCAAGAGAAACAAAAGAAGCAATTGAAAAGTATAATATTATTGTTGAGCATTTAATCAGGGAAGGTTATGCTCAAGACAAAGAGTCTGCTGATTTAATTATTAATGGTATGAGTGAAGAATGGTACGGCACTATTATTAATGAATGAGGATATAAGTAATGTCATCCGATCAACCACAAAATAGAAACTTTTTATCTCCTACAGGATTTAAATTTTCTTTAAAAAGAGCTCCTAAAGTTTCATTTTTTTGTAACTCTGCAAATATTCCAGATTTAAATCTAGGAATTGCTATTCAACCATCTTATCTAAAAGATATTGATACTCCAGGGGATAAAATAGTCTTTGGTGATTTTTCTTTAAGATTTCTTGTAGATGAAGATTTAGAAAACTATATGGAGGTTCAAAATTGGATTCGTGGACTTGGATACCCAGAGGAAGTGCAGGAATTTAGAGATTTAAATAGATCTGGAATAGCTAAAGGAAACTATTTAAACGATAGACAAAATATTTACTCTGATGGAACACTTCAAGTTTTAACAAGTTCATCAGTTCCAAATTTTCAAATTATATTTAAAGATTTATTTCCATATTCATTAGGAACTTTATCGTTTGATGCAACAGCAACTGATGTTCAGTACTTTACAGCAGACGTGAGTTTCAAGTATACTATCTACAATATAGTAGATCTAGGTGGAAATCCTTTATGAGTTTAGACCTTGATGCAATTCAAAGAATGTGGGAACAAGATTCCAAAATAGATCCAGACAATCTTCATACAGAATCTTTAAATATTCCAATTCTTCATTCAAAATATTTTGAAATTCATAATACAATTCTTTTATTAAAGAAAAAAGCAGAACAACAGAAAAAAAATATTAGACATCAAAAGTACGAATATTTTACAGGTAAAGCAGATCCTGATGTTTACATAGAAAACCCATTTCCAAAAAAAGTCAGAGATAAAGAAACACTTCAAGGATACTTAGACTCTGACGAAAAATTATCACAATCTTCATTAAAGGTTGATTATTACGAAACAATGCTCATATATGTTGATAGTATTCTCAAAATGATATCAAATAGAACTTATCAAATTAAGAATGCCATCGAGTTTATGAGATTTACTGCTGGATTGAGTTAAATAAATACTCATAGTATTATGATTACTATGAGTGACGTAATTATTGAAAAGAAAAATGAAGTGCATCTAAAACTTCATTGCGATCCACATATTTTATACGAACTTCAACCATACTTTACATTTGAAGTTGAGTCTGCGAAATTTATGTCCCAGTATAGAAGTAGGCACTGGGATGGAAAGATTCGTTTGTTAAGCACTCATACTGGAGAGATTTACGTTGGTTTATTAGATAAAATAATTGATAAACTCACTCTTCATAATTATACATATGAGTTTAAAGAAAATAAATTTTATGGTCAACCCTTTGAAATAAATGATATGATATCATTTGAGGGTGTAAAAGACTATATGAAGTCTATATGCTCTCATTCCCCTAGAGATTATCAAATTGATGGAGTATACGATGCTTTAAAACACAATAGAAAATTATTGATAAGCCCCACTGCGAGTGGCAAATCTCTGATGATTTATTCTCTTGCAAGATATTATGTTGAGAAAGGGCAAAAAATTCTTTTAGTTGTTCCAACGACATCTCTTGTAGAGCAAATGTACAAGGATTTTGGGGATTATGGTTGGGATGTTGAATCATATTGTCATCGCATTTATTCTGGAAGAGAAAAAAATCCATTGTGGGTTTATGTTACTACAGAAGATGGCATTGAATATAAATTTGATGGCAATCAAACCATAAATTTAATAAATAATCAAAAGAAGTTAGCAAAAGATTTAAAAGAGACTGATGAAATTGACGATAGATGGATATTATCCATTAAAAAATAACAAATATTTAAATTGGTATAAAAAAATAATTATTAATAGAATTAATAATAAAATTTTGATTGGGGAAGACCACCATATTGTACCAAGGTCTATGGGAGGAAATGAAAATATAGAAAATATTGTAAAATTAACTTCAAAAGAACATTATATATGTCATTTATGTTTGATAAAATTTGTTGAGGGAAAAGATTACTATAAAATGTTGTGTGCAATAAATTCTATGAGTATGCATACTTTAAAACAAAATTTTTCATATAATAGTAGATTATATCAAATTTTGCAAGAAAAAAGAGTTGAGGGGTTGAGAGTATGGTTAAAAACAAATTCTTCATTTAAAAATAAATCAATTCATAATAAATGTATGAAAACAAGAGAAAAAAATGGTACAAATATTTTTATAACTAACAATCCAATGCATAATAAAGAATTTTTGAAGAAAAAATTAAAAAAAACTAGTGGAAAAAATCACTATCTCTGCAAAAAATATAGATATGAATATAGTTTAGATTTTGGAAATACTTGGATTAGTATAGATAATGACCTAACAACTAAACAAATTTGCAATGAAGTTTTAAATTGTTCGACATCAACATTTAATTATATTCTTTCTGGAAAAATACCAAAAAGAGGTCCGTTAACAAATACACTTATTAGAAAAATTAAAAATGAAAATTAAAAAAATAGAGCATAAAGAACCAGTTGTAACTTGCAGTACCTGGCAAAGTATTTACAAACTAGAACGTTCATTTTTTGAAGATTATGGAGTTATTATAGGTGATGAAGCTCATTTATTCAAGAGCAAATCATTGATTGAAATAATGACCAAACTTCATCATGCAAAATATCGTTTTGGGTTTACTGGAACTCTAGATGGAACTCAAACTCATAAATGGGTTTTGGAAGGTGTGTTTGGACCATCATATAAAGTTACAAGAACAATAGAGTTGATGGAACAAGGATATATTTCTGAACTGAATATTCAGTGTCTTGTTCTTAAGCACTTACCACGAAAATTTGAAACTTATGAAGATGAAATCCAATATCTAATTAGTCATGAACAGAGAAATAAATTTATCACAAATCTTTCTTTAGATTTAAAAGGAAATACTTTAGTTCTTTATAGTCGAGTAGAAACTCACGGAGCAATACTTTACGAACTGATAAATACTCATAAGCAAGGTGAACGTAAAGTATTTTTTATTCATGGTGGAGTGGATACTGAAGAAAGAGAGTTGGTGAGAGAAATTGCAGAAAGAGAAAACAACGCAATTATTGTTGCTTCTTATGGAACATTTTCTACTGGTATTAACATTAAGAACCTCCATAATGTTATCTTTGCTTCACCCAGTAAATCAAGAATCAGAAATCTTCAATCAATTGGAAGAGTACTTAGAAAAGGAAAAAATAAAACTAAAGCAATCTTGTACGACATCTCTGATGATTGTACTTATAAATCAAGAAAAAACTATACTTTAAATCATCTTATTGAACGTATAAAAATATATAATGAAGAAAATTTTAACTATGAAATTACCACAATACAATTAAAGAAATGATAGAAGAGGATTTTTACTGCACTCTTAAATTAAAAACAGGTGAAGAAATATTTGCTAAGGTGGCAGCTTCAGAAGAAAATGATAGAACTATGTTAATTGTTTCGAACCCCATAGTCGTTTCTGAAATAAAAAATAGATCTAAAACAGTGGGATATAAAATAGAACCCTGGTTAAAGACTACTACAGAAGACATGTTTATTATTAACTTACAAGACGTTCTTACTCTTTCAGAGTCTTCTGATATTGAAATGATAATGATGTATCAATCTTATGTTCGTCAATCTGGTAAAGAAAAAAATAATGAGTCAAGGATTACACGTAGAATGGGATACATATCTAATGTTAATGATGCTAAAGAAATATTAGAAAAGATCTTTAAGCTTTCTTAAAGTATTAAAGAGATATAACTTATGAACCCTCACAAAGGTTATTATACAGAGTTTCTGAAACCTTGTCAACCATTTACATAAGTGTTATAATATCTACATAATAATGATAAAAACTTATGATAAGCACAGCAGTTATGGCCAAGAGAAAAAGGTCAGAGCATTACGTTAATAACAAGGAGTTTCTTGCAGCACTCATCAAGTATCGTGAGGATGTGGAGATTACTTTTATTCAACTACATGGAAGAGAACCTCTGAAAGAAGATAGAGCAAAAAGATGGGAAACAAAACCTCAAATCCCCAGATATGTTGGAGAGTGTTTTTTGAAGATTGCAAATCACCTTTCCTTTAAACCAAACTTCGTAAACTATATGTTTAAGGAAGATATGATTTCTGATGGCATTGAAAATTGCGTTCAATACATTCATAACTTTAATCCAGAAAGATCACAAAACCCTTTTGCATACTTTACTCAAATCATTCACTTTGCATTTCTTCGTCGCATTCAAAGAGAAAAACGTCAGTTAGAAATTAAAAATAAAATTCTTGAACGTTCTGGGTATTCGGATGTTTTCACTGACGACAATACGGTTGAC